TTATAACGTCACTCCGCCTTTTAGTGGATTCAGAGCGACGGCGTTCTGCAGGTAGTCAGGCGCAAGGTGCGCATAGGTCATTGTCTGCTGAATGCTCGCATGCCCCAGAATCTGTTGCAGTGCAATTATGTTGCCCCCATTCATCATGAAATGGCTTGCGAATGTATGCCGCAGAATGTGGGTTGCCTGATTGGGAGGTATATCAGGTTTCACTCTGCGTAAAATCCCGCAAAACTTCTCATAATCTACCTTGAACAATTTGGCGCTGGCCTCCTCTTTAACTTTTTTCTCCAGTTCCTCAGAAATCGGCACTGTTCGCTTTTTACCGTTTTTGGTTTTCAGGAAGGTAACCCTGCAACTTGTAATCTGTGCTGGTTTTAGCGTGGCAACTTCCGTCCATCTTCCTCCAGTGCTCAGACATAAAAGCGCGACAAGTAAGTCATCACCAGTCAAAACATTTAGCAGTTTTTCGATTTCTGCTTTTTCCAGGAACGTCATTTCAGGGTTAGCCTCCGTCAGTGGCGGCAGTCCGTGAATTGGGTGTTGCCCGGAAAATTCATCCAATTGAATTAATTTTGTGAACATGCCGGATAATCGGTACATGTCGCGGTTTATCGTTGCAGCACTGATGCCATCACGTAGTCGCATGGAGCGATAATCCATCAAAGCCCTTTTGTTCATCCGACTCACTGGTATATCACCTATGCCGCTGATGGTTTTGAGCAGATGATTAAACTCTTTTGTCCCATGCTCGTGGTTTTGCCCGTGGTATTTCCACCAGATGTCGAGCAATTCTGTCAAAGTTCGGCGGTCTGCTCGCTGGCCTCCCCATTCTTTCTGACTGGCATTGACGATTGTGTATCGCTCAAATGCTACCGCTTCAGCTTTTCTTTCAAATTTCCTGCGGATGCGTTTTCCATCGCGACCGCGAGGCCTGATATCCACTTCATAACGTCCATCATCGAGCTTTCTGATACTCATAAAGCCCCCCGATGAACACGAGTTTTCTTGTTGTTTAGCCCTTTGTGGTTGTGTGATGAATATTTTTTTACCAGTAACATGCATTTTATGTGCATGTAATGTCGGTAAATAGTTAGCCAGTTTTGCGGCCTGAGTGTGACGATGTTGTTTCTTCTGGCCCAGAGTGTGCGACGACCGGGGAAATCTGCCCGGATTCTGGCGCAATCTCATCTGTCATAATCCATAATGTATATTTTTTAAACAGCGGTGTGTTGACTACTTGCTTTACGATTTGTAGTCCTGGCTCTTTATGTCCACCTTCATAATTTTTCAACGAACTAAGTGCTAATCCACTAAGCTCGCAAAATTTTTTTTGTGTTAATCCCTCGGCCTTGCGAATAGCGCGAAGTTTCTCCGATATTTTCATTTGACATGGTTCCCCTATGGAGACTATATTCCCCTCAAAAGGTACTTGTTCGGAAACCTTTTGGGGCGTGAGTCCAGCCAGTCAGGAACGCTCCTGAGCGGTTTTAAGAGGGCTGGACGGATAAGATTAGCACGAGAGGTGTGTTTTATGGACGCAAACAACTATGTGGTTAAGTATCCGATTGATGCGGTACACCCTGACAAGTTTGCAGAATTGCTCGGAAAACCGCGTGCTGCGGTCGTTGAAATGATCAAAGCTAACAAGTTGCCGGTAGTTGAATTTCGCGATCCAACTAAGCCGAATGCTCGTGCAGGAGACAAACTGGTTTTCATTCCTGAGTTCAATCGTGGTGTGCGTGAGGCATTCTACAACCGACCGATAGAACAGCGGGACGCGTGGCTGCTGTGGATGGGGCTTTAAATCATTGCTAAATCAGGCTGTCAGCAACAGGGCGGACGGCATAAGGGGAACATCATGGCGAACAAAAATAGTACGAACCAGTGCGGCACAGATAAGGCACTGACGCAGAGAGAAATTTTAGAACTGGCGGTAAAAATCGGGGATTTCATCAAAGAAGAGGCCGGACGCTTAGATAAACAGGTGTCCGGCAAAGATATCAGCGTTATCGCTGGCGTACTGGACTTTATTCATCAGTGCGAGTAATGCCTATTTTTTCGCGAGTTTTTCTTCGAGTTTTTTCTCAAGAACTGGATAGATAGCATCAAATAAGCGTGAAGCTCGGGTTTCTACAGGAACAGGCATTACTGATTGTTCAGTAAGTGCTCCGCCAATGACTGAACAGGTCTGCTCAAAAAGAAACTTGGTTTTTTCTAAATCATTCATGTCGTTATTCCTTGTGTTACGAACTACTTGCTTACATTTGGAGTGAAAGCAATTGGATAGTACCACAAGACCATGCGCCGGACATGGCTAAAAACCGGCTCTGTTTCAGGAGGAGTTATGCAGGAACCTCGTTGTATTGCTCAGTTATTGCATAACGAAAGCCCCAGGGCGATTGACTTCACCATCACCCACGGGAAGGGACGCAAGGGAATCATTATCCGCACCAAAAAACAGAGTCCGTTAAAGAAGGCTCTGACCTTTCTGAAAAGCCGGAGGGTCTGGAAATGACAGTGATGACGCTCAATCTCGTTGAAAAACAGCCAGCAACTATGCGCCGGATAATTGGTAAGCATCTGGCCGTCCCTCGCTGGCAGGAGACATGTGATTATTACAATCAGATGATGGAGCGCGAACGGCTAACAGTTTGCTTTCATGCGCAGTTAAAACAACGTCACGCAACGATGCGTTTTGAAGAAATGAACGACGTCGAACGTGAACGGCTGGTTTGTGCAATTGATGAACTGCGTGGGGCATTCTCAAAACGCCGTCAGGTCGGTGCAAGTGAGTATGCATATATTAGCTTTTTAACTGTCAGTCAGCGCCGTACTTTATTTATGCATGCCGGATTGACTGAAAAAGAATTCAACCAGCCATACTGGCGAATTAATGAAGAGTCATGTTACTGGCGTGATGCTTTATTCCGTGCATTACGTGAATTATTCAGCCTGTTTGAGTATGCACCGACAATTCTGACGTCGGTAAAACCAGAGCAATATCTGCATTAAATAATTAACCAGAGTTTTTAACGCACTTAATTGTGCGGGGCTTCTTTTTGCCTGGAGAAAGTCATGCATACAGTTTCTGAAAATCAGTGCGGTAAATACGCATTACTGCTGCAACAGGCCAGAACCGAAGCACAGGCCGACGCTGCGACGCGCTTTTCTTCTCATCTTGACGCCATGATTCGCCATATCACAAAGGCGGAGTTATCCCGCGTGGAGATAGTCGAGCTGCTCAGTCAGGAGTCGGAAAAATTTCACAATATCGGATTGTCTCGCGGGGAGGTGCTTTGATGTCCTGCTCTCATTCAGTTGTATTACTGAATAACGCCTTAAAAATCGCCGTTATGGAAAATGGTGATTTATCTCTTATTCAACTTTGTCTTGATAAAGAAAAACGCGACATAACTGAATCTGTTATCGCGATTTATCAGAATGAATTAAACCTCCTGTCTGATGTGGTCAATTTACTTGTTAAACGAGCTGTATTCCACAAGCAAATTTCCTCAGTGGATGAAATGACAAAATTAACGACAGAACTTGCCAGTTATTGCGCTGATGTATCCAGGAAACTTAACGATAAAAGGAGCTGATAATGCCGGACAACGTAGATTTTATTCAGGAACAACAGGCTGAATTACTGGAGCGCCAGATTAACGCGGCAAGGGTAAAACATTGCGGTGCTTCTGCGCTGGTTTGCGAAGAGTGTGACGCGCCAATACCTGCTGCCCGTCGTGCGGCTTATCCGTCAGCCACGCGTTGTGTTTCCTGCCAGTCAGTCTTTGAAGCAAAAAACAAACATTACCGGAGAACGGCATGAGTATTCGTATTGAAATTGGCGAACGTTATGTCGTTACCAGTGACAGCTTTCAGTTTATTCTCCACGAGAAAAAGAGAGCGGAAAGCGGTAAAAACGCCGGTCAGGAATGGCTGGCGGTGGTTGGTTATTATCCGAAATTAAGCCAGCTCGTTTCCGGCCTGATGCATCACGATATTCTGACCGGAAGCGCAAAGTCTTTTGCTGATTTAAACGCGCAGGTTGAGCAACTCAGCAAGCGTTGTTCAGAGGCTTTTGGCTCATATGGTCGTTAAAGCCTCCGGGCGTTTTGTCCCTCCGTCAGCATTTGCTGCAGGCACCGGTAAGGCGTTTACCGGTGCTTATGCATGGAACGCGCCACGCGAGGCTGTCGGGCGCGAAAGACCCCTTACACGTGACGAGATGCGTCAGGTGCAAGGTGTTTTATCCACGATTAACCGCCTGCCTTACTTTTTGCGCTCGCTGTTTACTTCACGCTATGACTACATCCGGCGCAATAAAAGCCCGGTGCACGGGTTTTATTTCCTCACATCCACTTTTCAGCGTCGTTTATGGCCGCGCATTGAGCGTGTGAATCAGCGCCATGAAATGAACACCGACGCGTCGTTGCTGTTTCTGGCAGAGCGCGACCAGTATGCGCGCCTGCCGGGGATGAATGACAAGGAGCTGAAAAAGTTTGCTGCCCGTATCTCATCGCAGCTTTTCATGATGTATGAGGAACTCTGCGATGCCTGGGTTGATGCACATGGCGAAAAAGAATCGCTGTTTACGGATGAGGCGCAGGCTCACCTCTATGGTCATGTTGCTGGCGCTGCACGTGCTTTCAATATTTCCCCGCTTTACTGGAAAAAATACCGTAAAGGGCAGATGACCACGAGGCAGGCATATTCTGCCATTGCCCGCCTGTTTAACGATGAGTGGTGGACTCATCAGCTTAAAGGCCAGCGTATGCGCTGGCATGAGGCGTTACTGATTGCTGTCGGGGAGGTCAATAAAGACCGTTCTCCTTATGCCAGTAAACATGCCATTCGTGATGTGCGTGCGCGCCGCCAGGCAAATCTGGAATTTCTTAAATCGTGTGACCTTGAAAACAGGGAAACCGGCGAGCGCATCGACCTTATCAGTAAGGTGATGGGCAGTATTTCTAATCCTGAAATTCGCCGGATGGAGCTGATGAACACCATTGCCGGTATTGAGCGTTACGCCGCCGCAGAGGGTGATGTGGGGATGTTTATCACGCTGACCGCGCCGTCAAAGTATCACCCGACACGTCAGGTCAGAAAAGGCGAAAGTAAAACCGTTCAGCTTAATCACGGCTGGAACGATGAGGCATTTAATCCAAAGGATGCGCAGCGTTATCTCTGCCGCATCTGGAGCCTGATGCGCACGGCATTCAAGGATAATGATTTACAGGTCTACGGTTTGCGTGTCGTCGAGCCACACCACGACGGAACGCCGCACTGGCATATGATGCTTTTTTGTAATCCACGCCAGCGTAACCAGATTATTGAAATCATGCGTCGTTATGCGCTCAAAGAGGATGGCGACGAAAGAGGAGCCGCGCGAAACCGTTTTCAGGCAAAACACCTTAACCGGGGCGGTGCTGCGGGATATATCGCGAAATACATCTCAAAAAATATCGACGGCTATGCACTGGATGGTCAGCTCGATAACGATACCGGCAGACCGCTGAAAGACACTGCTGCGGCTGTTACCGCATGGGCGTCAACGTGGCGTATCCCGCAATTTAAAACGGTTGGCCTGCCGACAATGGGGGCTTACCGTGAACTACGCAAACTGCCTCGCGGCGTCAGCATTGCTGATGAGTTTGACGAACGCGTCGAGGCTGCACGCGCCGCCGCAGACAGTGGTGATTTTGCGTTGTATATCAGCGCGCAGGGTGGGGCAAATGTCCCGCGCGATTGTCAGACTGTCAGGGTTGCCCGTAGCCCGTCGGATGACGTTAACGAGTACGAGGAAGAAGTCGAGAGAGTGGTCGGCATTTACGCACCGCATCTCGGCGCGCGTCATATTCATATCACCAGAACCACGGACTGGCGCATTGTGCCGAAAGTGCCGGTCGTTGAGCCTTTGACTTTAAAAAGCGGCATCGCCGCGCCTCGGAGTCCTGTCAATAACTGTGGAAAGCTCACCTGTGGTGATACTTCGTTACCGGCTCCCACACCTTCTGAGCACGCCGCAGCAGTGCTTAATCTGGTTGATGACGGTGTTATTGAATGGAATGAACCGGAGGTCGTGAGGGCGCTCAGGGGCGCACTAAAATACGACCTGAGAACGCCAAACCGTCAGCAAAGAAACGGAAGCCCGTTAAAACCACATGAAATTGCACCATCGGCCAGACTGACCCGGTCGGAAAGAATGCAAATCACCCGTATCCGCGTTGACCTTGCTCAGAACGGTATCAGGCCGCAGCGATGGGAGCTTGAGGCGCTGGCGCGTGGGGCAACCGTAAATTATGACGGGAAACATTTCACTTATCAGGTCGCTGATGAGTGGCTTGGATTTCCTTCTGTTGATTTTTTTGATTGTGGTGCTTGAGTTTACAATCAGTTAATAAACGGTAGGATTGTATGCAGTTAAAACAGAATAGTATAAGACCGCTGTAGGCTTTGGCTTGTCTAGCATCGACAGCAAAAGCTATCATGGAAAAACTAGCTGTTGTATGTTAGGTGTGCAGAAACGAGAGTAGGGTTGAGCACTGTTGCATTCCAGAATTTAGGGGAGGGGTAAACATATGAAAAAAAACTCGGTAGGTGTGGAGGATAAATTAAAACATAAAGCAGTTCAATATATTAATATTGAAGATCTGGAGCTTGATGTTGAAAACCCCCGCTTTGGTGAAGACTCTTCTTCATCTGATACACAAGTTGATGTGCTGAATAATATTGTTAAAAATTATGGCGTTACTGATGTAATAAGTTCTATTGCAGTGAATGGTTATTTTTCTGCTGAGCCAATGGTGGTGAGGAAAAATAATAATAAGAAATTCACTGTAATGGAAGGTAATAGAAGGCTGGCTGCCTGTCTTATACTTAAAAATGATGACAGAGCAAGAGATCAAGTTAATCTGCATCAACAGTATATTGATAAATACAATTCTCATGGGTGCCCTAAAATAGACCCAGTTCCAGCAATAGTTTTTGAAGACGATGATGGTGTAGATAAAAAATCACTTATATCATATTTAGGTGTGAGGCATATCGTATCTACAAAGGATTGGGATTCATACGCTAAGGCTGCATGGATATCTCGAACCATCAAGGAAGGAGATATGAGCGTATCTGATATTTCCACTATGATTGGTGACCGTAATAGCACTATAAAAAGACTTTTGTCTGGATATAATTTCATTAAACAAATGGAGTCTGCTGGGAAGTATAATAAAGATGATAGTGTGAAGAAAGGGAGAGGGAGCAATACTAGTTATCCATTCTCGTGGGTTTATACATTGCTGAGTTATAAGAGTATTCAGGATTTTGTGGGCTTATCAGATAATCCTACAGACCCTAATCCAATAGATGAAAAGAAATTGGATAATGCGAAGCTTCTAATGACAGCTATGTTTGGTAATAAAAATAAAGGACAAAACTCACAAGTTAAAGACTCTCGTAATCTTGGTGTCTTGGCTGAGATAGTTGCTTCTCCAGAAAAAGTTATACTGCTCAAGCAAGGCAAGGATGTTGAAGACATTAATGACCTAACTCAGCCAATCGGCGATAGGTTGACTAGTTTAATGTTAGAAATTAGAAGTAAATTGGACGAATGTCTTACGAGGGTAGGGCGTGAAGATTTACCAATGCAGGATGCTATTCAACTTAATATATATCTTGAGCAAATAAGTAAACAATTTAGATCTTTTAGAGTATCAATTAATGAGGCTATTACTGGAAGTGATAGTGAGGGTTTTTAATTGTGAATTATGGTTTACGCTCTAAAATGCAGGGATTCGCAACAGATGCGGATCAAGCAGAATTTAATGCATTACTTGATGTTAGCGCGACAATAGACTCAGGAATTGAGGATGATAAAATTGCTGGAACTATCTATGATGAGTTAGAAAATTTAGATGGTCATTTGGAAGAAGAATGGATGATGGAAGATCAGGGAAAGGAGCTTTTAGTTGGTCAGATTGCCGAGCATATACAATGGAGAGCAAAGGTTTTGGATGATATGTATCCATTTGAATATAAAGAAAATCATCTAACATTAAAGGAGTCTCCTTCCCTTGTTTATCTGTTTTGCTTATGTGTCTCTGTAATTAATAATTTAACAAAAGGAGATAATGTTAAGTTGCCTAGATTTTTTGAAGTTATGGCTGGGCGATTATTCACAAAATTTTTTAGTTCACACGCAAAACACATGCATACTGGTTGGCCTCGTTCAAATGGAAATCCTAGTAGTTATAAGGAACTAGCTTATAAATTGAACTCTTCGATCTCACCAAATACAAGAGAATGGTCTTGGCGCGTAGAGAATGGCTTAAGAGATGAGGATGCATTGAGAATTAAAGATTGTGGTGTGGATTTTGTTACATGGGTTGATTTTTTGGATGGTAGAGATGGACGTTTATTTGCTTTAGGGCAATGCGCTTGTGGTAATGATTGGCCAACAAAGTTTCAGGATATTAAAATTGAAAGGTTAACACCATGGTTTCATCCATTAACTTACATTAAGTGTGTTAAAGTTTTCTCAACACCTTATGTGTTAGTTGATGAAATGATAAGAGAAGCAAGCGCAGAAGCTGGAATTATATTTGATCGAGTCCGTTTAACTATTGCATATGAGCGTTTTAAGGATGAATTTGGTGATATGCAGGATGAGTTAGATGCGTTAATTACCTTTTGTAAAGAATTAAAAAAGGCCCAGTGATGGGCCATTACCATATATCAGGGATGTTTCTCACAACCGCTTCAAACAAAGGTGGTGGAACTGCATTACCTACGACCTTATATCTCTCTTTTAACATCCGTGCGGCCCCAAAACTATCCATGTCAGGAAAAGTTAGATAACCACCATGATTGGTATATTCTTTACTAAACCCTTGCAGAATCGCCGCTTCTTTATAAGAGAAGCGTCTGGCTGGCGAGTTTGTTATAAACTCCCACTTGTCCATACCCACTTTTTTTAATTCGGGGCTGATGGGATGCAAGGGAATATGACGAAGATTACTTACGATAGTTTTACTAACTTCGTCCCAGTTGCGGCGTCTATTCCTAGATAAATAGTACCAGTGAAATGGGTCATCACAAAACTCACCGATTGGCCATTCAGGTAATCCCTTTAGTGCTTCACCGATTGTTACATAAGGTAATGATTTTTCCTCACCATGTGTGGCTTCAGGGAATTTATATTCTAGGTCGAAGTCGTTACGAATACCTACAATTATTAATCTCTTACGCTCTTGCGGTACACCGTAGTGGTGAGCTTTGAGTATATTCCAAACAACTTTATAGCCTATATTACCAGCATTGGAGAAGCGTTTTATTTGATCATCGAGTAGATGCTTAAATGTACTATTTCTCATACCTGAAACATTTTCGACAATAAATGCTTTAGGTTGAATATTGGTTAATGCACGTGCAAACTCTTTATATAAAAAATTTATACTCCTGTCCGCAAGACGTGCGCCACCTTGGCTAAATCCTTGGCATGGATAGCATCCAACAAGAAGGTCTGCACTCGGAAATTTTTCAACTTCTCGGATATCTTGGATTAGGTAATCTGTTTCTGGTAGGTTTGCGAGATAAACCTCTCTCGCATATGGCAAAATATCGTTTGCCATAACGATGTCGAAACCAGCTTTGCTTAATCCAGCATCGGAACCACCACAACCCGAGAACAATGATACAGCTTTTGGCATTTTCTCCCCCTGATAAACCGGCAAGAGTATAGCTTTTTATATGGCTACTGCATACATCATCCTTATAAATGGCAGTTTCTGGTGTATGCATGGACGTGAATTTTTTTGCATGCATTAGCTTTACTTATTTGAAGTATTGTCCGTGACGTCTGGTGCGCTTCCAACGTATTCATGAAACTGCATTAAAAGCGCCCCATGAAGCGGGCGGGCGAGGCGGGGAAAGCACTGCGCGCTGGCGGTGGTGCTGATTTTATTTTCCAGCGTCTCAGCGCGTCGTGACGGCGCTTAGTCTGCCCGTTGGGGGTTGGTGTGTCTGCGGGGTGTTTTGTGCGGTGGTGAGCGTGTGAGGGCGTGATGGCGGGTTGTAAAAAAGCCGCCCGCAGGCGGCGATGTTCAGCCGTTGTCAGTGTCCAGTGAGTAGTTTTTAAAGCTGATGACCTCCTGACCGAGCCAGCCGTTTATCTCGCGGATCCTGTCCTGTAGCGGGATAAGCTCATTGCGGACAAAGACCTTTGCCACTTTCTCAATATCACCCAGCGACCCGACGTTCTCCGGCTTGCCGCCCATCAACTGAAAGGGGATGCGGTGCGCGTCCAGCAGGTCAGCGGCACTGGCTTTTTTGATATTAAAAAAATCGTCCTTCGTTGCCACTTCACTGAGCGGGATAATTTTAATGCCGTCAGCTTTCCCCTGCGGGGCATAGAGAAACAGATTTTTAAAGTTGTTGCGGCCTTTCGACTTGACCATGTTTTCGCGAAGCATTTCGATATCGTTGCGATCCTGCACGGCATCAGTGACGTACATGATGTATCCGGCATGTGCGCCGTTTTCGTAATACTTGCGGCGGAACAGCGTGGCCGACTCATTCAGCCAGGCAGAGTTAAGGGCGCTGAGATATTCCGGCAGGCCGTACAGCTCCTGATTAATATCCGGCTCCAGCAGGTGAAACACGGAGCCGGGCGCGAAAGGTGTCGGCTCGTTGAAGGACGGCACCCACCAGTAAACATCCTCCTCCACGCCACGGCGGGTATATTTTGCCGGTGAGGTTTCCAGTCTGATGACCTTACCGGTGGTGCTGTAACGCTTTTCCAGAAACGCATTACCGAACACCAGAAAATCCAGCACAAAGCGGCTGAAATCCTGCTGGGAAAGCCACGGGTGCGGGATAAATGTCGAGGACAGAATATTACGTTTGACGTAAATCGGGGAGCTGTGATGCACGGCAGCACGCAGGCTTTTTGCCAGACCGGTAAAGCTGACCGGTGGCTCATACCATCTGCCGTTACTGATGCACTCGACGTAATCCAGAATGTCACGGCGGTCGAGTACCGGTACCGGCTCACCAAAGGTGAATGCCTCCATTTTCGGGGCGCTGGCGGTCATTGTTTTTGCCGCAGGTTGCGGTGTTTTCCCTTTTTTCTTGCTCATCAGTAAAACTCCAGAATGGTGGATGTCAGCGGAGTGCTGATACCGGCGGTGAGTGGCTCATTTAACAGGGCGTGCATGGTCGCCCAGGCGAGGTCGGCGTGGCTGGCTTCCTCGCTGCGGCTGGCCTCATAGGTGGCGCTGCGTCCGCTGCTGGTCATGGTCTTGCGGATAGCCATAAACGAGCTGGTGATGTCGGTGGCGCTGACGTCATATTCCAGACAGCCTCGGCGGATAACGTCTTTTGCCTTGAGCACCATTGCGGTTTTCATTTCCGGCGTGTAGCGGATATCGCGCGCGGCGGGATAGAACGAGCGCACGAGCTGGAACACGCCGACACCGAGGCCGGTGGCATCAATACCGATGTATTCAACGTTATATTTTTCGGTGAGTTTGCGGATGGATTCCGCCTGGGTGGCAAAGTCCATGCCTTTCCACTGGTGACGCTCAAGTATTCTGAATTTGCCACCGGCCACCACCGGCGGTGCCAGCACCACGCATCCGGCGCTGTCGCCACGGTGTGACGGGTCGTAACCAATCCATACCGGGCGGGAGCCGAACGGATTGGCGGCAAATGGTGCATAGTCTTCCCATTCTTCCAGCGTGTCGACCATGCAGCGTTGCAGCTCCTCGAACGGGAACACCGACGCCTTGTCGTCAACAAATTCACACATGAACAGGTTTTTAAAATCGTCGGCGCTGTTTTCGCGTTTGAGCTGCTCAATGTCGAACAGCGTGCAGCCGCCTTTCAGGGCGTCCTCAATGGTGACAATCTGCCGCCACTGGCCGTCCGCACAGAGAAGACCTCCGGCAAGGGCGTTATGACTGACGTCGATTTCCACGCGTTCGGCGGCGCTGGCGCGTCCCCGGTTAAACAGTTCACCCGACCAGAACGGGTAGGCGTCGTGCGCCAGCGTGGACGGGGTGGAGAAATAGGTCGAACGCAGGTGACTCTGTGAGGCCATACCTGATGCCACCTTACGCAGTACCTGAAAATTCGGGATCCAGAAAATCTCGTCGACGTACAGGTCGCCGTTATGGCTCTGTGCGGTGTTGGAGTTGGTGCCGAGAAAAATCAGTTTTGCGCCGTTATTGCCCAGGACAATCGGGTCACCGGTCAGGTCAACGTCAACCAGCCGGGCAAAGGCGATGATGTATTCGCGGAACACATACGCCTGCGTTTTACTGGCCGACAGAAAAATCTGGTTATGACCGGTTTTCAGGGCGCGCAGCAGCGCCTCGCGGGAAAAATAAAACGTCGCGCCAATCTGGCGGGATTTCAGGATATCGCGGATGCGGTGCTCAAGCCCGGCGCGATACCAGTGCAACTGATATTCGAAAGACTGCTCAAAGAAAATCTGCTCCAGCTTTTCGATGGCCTCGTCACTGAAAAAATTCTTTTTCGGTTTGCGCCGCCCGCCTTTGTTGCGGTTAGCGACGTTCGGATTAAGGTCTGCCTCGTTGCCGGTCTGACTGTAACGGTTGACCCGTGCCAGTCGTTCAATCTGGCGTCCGAGCAGGTCAATTTCCTTGAAGTCACCGCCGGTTTTCTGCGGTTTGATGATGAGCTGGGTCAGCCGCGCTTCCAGACTCATTTCGACACGGCTGATGGGGGCAACGCTGTCCCAGCCGTCGCGCTGTTTCCAGCTCTGCACCGTCGGGCGTTTCATCTGCAACATGGCGGCAATCTGCGGCACGGAAAATCCCTGCCAGTACAGCAGCGCCGCCTGACGACGCGGGTCGTGTAAAAGAGTGGTGTCTGTGGTGATGGTCATGAATACCTCGCCGTGATGAATACACGGCAAGGCTACTGAGTCGCGCCCCGCGATTCGCTAAGGTGCTGTTGTGTCAGTGATAAGCCATCCGGGACTGATGGCGGAGGATGCGCATCGTCGGGAAACTGATGCCGACATGTGACTCCTCTAATCACTATTCAGGACTCCTGACAATGGCAAAAAAAGTCTCAAAATTCTTTCGTATCGGCGTTGAGGGTGACACCTGTGACGGGCGTGTCATCAGTGCGCAGGATATTCAGGAAATGGCCGAAACCTTTGACCCGCGAGTCTATGGTTGCCGCATTAACCTGGAACATCTGCGCGGCATCCTGCCTGACGGTATTTTTAAGCGTTATGGCGATGTGGTCGAACTGAAGGCCGAAAAGATTGACGATGATTCGGCGCTGAAAGGCAAATGGGCGCTGTTTGCGAAAATCACCCCGACCGATGACCTTATCGCGATGAACAAGGCCGCGCAGAAGGTCTACACCTCAATGGAAATTCAGCCGAACTTTGCCAATACCGGCAAATGTTATCTGGTGGGTCTGGCCGTCACCGATGACCCGGCAAGCCTCGGCACGGAATACCTGGAATTCTGCCGCACGGCAAAACACAACCCCCTGAACCGCTTCAAATTAAGCCCTGAAAACCTGATTTCAGTGGCAACGCCTGTTGAGCTGGAATTTGAAGACCTGCCTGAAACCGTGTTCACCGCCCTGACCGAAAAGGTGAAGTCCATTTTTGGCCGCAAACAGGCCAGCGATGATGCCCGTCTGAATGACGTGCATGACGCGGTGACCGCTGTTGCTGAACATGTGCAGGAAAAACTGAGCGCCACTGAGCAGCGCCTCGCTGAGATGGAAACCGCCTTTTCCGCACTTAAGCAGGAGGTGACTGACAGGGCGGATGAAACCAGCCAGGCATTCACCCGCCTGAAAAACAGTCTCGACCACACCGAAAGTCTGACCCAGCAGCGCCGCAGCAAGGCCACCGGTGGTGGCGGTGACGCCCTGATGACGAACTGCTGACCGGCGTCAGTCAGTCCGGGAAAACCTTCACGATTAACCCTTAATTTCAGGAAAAACTATGCGCCAGGAAACCCGCTTTAAATTTAATGCCTACCTGTCCCGTGTTGCCGAACTGAACGGCATCGACGCCGGTGATGTGTCGAAAAAATTCACCGTTGAACCGTCGGTCACCCAGACCCTGATGAACACCATGCAGGAGTCCTCTGACTTTCTGACCCGCATCAACATTGTGCCGGTCAGCGAAATGAAAGGGGAAAAAATTGGCATCGGTGTCACCGGCTCCATCGCCAGCACCACCGACACCGCCGGTGGCACCGAGCGTCAGCCGAAGGACTTCTCGAAGCTGGCGTCAAACAAGTACGAATGCGACCAGATTAACTTCGATTTTTATATCCGCTACAAAACGCTGGACCTGTGGGCGCGTTATCAGGATTTCCAGCTCCGTATCCGTAACGCCATTATCAAACGCCAGTCCCTTGATTTCATCATGGCCGGTTTTAACGGCGTGAAGCGTGCCGAAACCTCTGACCGCAGCAGCAATCCGATGCTGCAGGATGTGGCGGTCGGCTGGCTGCAGAAATACCGCAATGAAGCCCCGGCGCGCGTGATGAGCAAGGTTACTGACGAGGAAGGTCACACGACCTCTGAGGTCATCCGCGTGGGTAAGGGCGGTGATTATGCCAGCCTTGACGCACTGGTGATGGATGCGACCAACAACCTGATTGAGCCGTGGTATCAGGAAGACCCTGACCTTGTGGTGATTGTGGGGCGTCAGCTACTGGCGGACAAGTATTTCCCCATCGTTAACAAGGAGCAGGACAACAGCGAGATGCTGGCCGCTGACGTCATCATCAGCCAGAAACGCATCGGTAACCTGCCGGCGGTACGCGTCCCGTACTTCCCGGCGGATGCGATGCTCATCACGAAGCTGGAAAACCTGTCCATCTACTACATGGATGACAGCCATCGCCGCGTGATTGAGGAAAACCCGAAACTCGACCGCGTGGAGAACTACGAGTCAATGAACATTGATTACGTGGTGGAAGACTACGCCGCCGGTTGTCTGGTGGAAAAAATTAAGGTCGGTGATTTCTCCACACCGGCTAAGGCGACCGCAGAGCCGGGAGCGTAACCGATGACGAGTCCCGCACAGCGCCACATGATGCGGGTCTCGGCAGCGATGACCGCGCAGCGGGAAGCCGCCCCGCTGCGACATGCAACTGTCTATGAGCAGATGCTGGTCAAGCTGGCCGCAGACCAGCGCACACTGAAAGCAATTTATTCAAAAGAGCTGAAGGCCGCGAAAAAACGCGAACTGCTGCCGTTCTGGTTGCCGTGGGTGAACGGCGTGCTGGAGCAGGGCAAAGGTGCACAGGATGACATTCTGATGACGGTCATGCTGTGGCGTCTGGATACCGGCGATATTGCCGGTGCGCTGGAGATTGCCCGTTATGCCCTGAAGTACGGTCTGACCATGCCGGGTAAACACCGCCGTACCCCGCCGTACATGTTCACCGAGGAGGTGGCGCTTGCGGCCATGCGCGCTCACGCTGCCGGTGAGTCTGTGGATACCCGCCTGCTGACGGACACCCTTGAACTGACCGCCACGGCTGACATGCCTGATGAAGTGCGCGCAAAGCTGCACAAAATCACCGGTCTGTTTCTGCGTGACGCTGGTGATGCCGCAGGGGCGCTGGCGCACCTGCAACGTGCGACACAGCTCGACTGTCAGGCAGGCGTCAAAAAAGAGATTGAACGACTGGAGCGGGAGCTGAAACCGAAGCCGGAGCCAAAAGCGGCCACCCGCGCCCCGCGTAAGACCCGGAGCGTGACACCGGCAAAACGTGGACGCCCGAAAAAGAAAGCCAGTTAACAACCGAATGCGCCCCGCGCCAGGGCGGCACGCCGGTCAGTGAGGGTGAATCACCTGACACTGCACCGGCGTCCACCGCCCGACTTTTCTGAGGTAGTCATGATGACGCTGATTATTCCGCGAAAGGAGGCTCCCGTGTCCGGTGAGGGTACGGTGGTCATCCCGCAACCGGCAGGCGACGAGCCGGTGATTAAAAATACGTTCTTTTTTCCCGATATCGACCCGAAGCGCGTCCGGGAACGTATGCGCCTTGAGCAGACCGTCGCCCCCGCCCGTCTGCGTGAGGCCATCAAGTCAGGCATGGCGGAGACGAATGCGGAGCTGTTCGAGTACCGCGAACAGAAAATTGCTGCCGGTTTTACGCGTCTGGCGGACGTCCCGGCGGACGACATCGACGGTGAAAGCATCAAAGTTTTTTACTACGAGCGCGCCGTGTGTGCGATGGCGACCGCGTCGCTTTATGAGCGTTACCGCGGCGTGGATGCCAGTGCGAAAGGCGACAAGAAGGCCGACAGCATTGACAGCACCATTGATGAGCTGTGGCGGGATATGCGCTGGGCGGTGGCGCGCATCCAGGACAAGCCGCGCTGCATCGTGAGTCAAATCTGATGAAGACCTTTGCGCTACAGGGCGACACGCTTGACGCCATTTGTGTCCGGTATTACGGGCGCACTGAGGGCGTGGTTGAAGCCGTGCTCGCCGCAAATCCGGGACTGGCTGAACTGGGTGCGGTGCTGCCACACGGCACCGCCGTCGAACTGCCCGACGTTCAGACCGCGCCCGTGGCTGAAACTGTCAATCTGTGGGAGTAACGCATGACAGCAGAAGAAAAAAGCGTCCTGTCGCTTTTCATGATTGGGGTGCTGATTGTTGTCGGCAAGGTGCTTGCCGGTGGTGAACCCATCACCCCGCGTCTGTTTATCGGGCGCATGTTGCTCGGTGGTTTTGTCTCGATGGTTGCCGGTGTTGTTCTGGTGCAGTTTCCTGACCTGTCACTGCCTGCGGTGTGCGGCATCGGCTCCATGCTGGGTATCGCCGGTTATCAGGTGATTGAGATTGCCATTCAGCGCCGCTTTAAGGGCAGGGGGAAACAGTAATGCCGGTTATTAACACGCATCAGAATATCGCCGCCTTTCTCGACATGCTGGCCGTGTCCGAAGGGACGGCGAACCATCCGCTGACGAAAAACCGGGGCTATGACGTGATAGTCACCGGACTGGACGGAAAGCCGGAAATTTTCACCGACTACAGTGACCACCCGTTCGCACATGGTCGACCAGCGAAGGTGTTTAACCGTCGCGGTGAAAAATCCACGGCCTCCGGTCGCTATCAGCAGCTTTACCTGTTCTGGCCGCATTACCGCAAACAGCTTGCCCTGCCGGATTTCAGTCCGTTGTCACAGGACAGACTTGCCATTCAGTTGATCCGCGAACGCGGTGCACTGGATGACATCCGGGCGGGACGCATTGAGCGCGCCATTTCACGCTGTCGCAATATCTGGGCGTCCCTGCCGGGTGCCGGTTACGGTCAGCGTGAGCATTCACTGGAAAAACTGGTCACCGTCTGGCGTACCGCTGGCGGCGTACCGGCTTAAACGGAGTAAACACCATGAAGAAATTATCCCTTTCACTGATGCTGAACGTGTCGCTGGCGCTGATGCTGGCACTGTCCCTGATTTACCCGCAGAGCGTGGCCGTCAATTTTGTCGCCGCCTGGGCGATTCTGGCGACGGTTATCTGTGTGGTTGCCGGTGGTGTCGGCGTGTATGCCACTGAGTATGTGCTGGAACGCTACGGGCGGGAGCTGCCGCCGGAATCGCTGGCCGTGAAGATTGTCGCGTCGCTGTTTTTACAGCCGGTGCCGTGGCGCAGGCGGGCAGCGGCTCTGGTGGTGATGGTGGCGACGTTTATCTCGCTGGTCGCTGCCGGGTGGATTTTTACTGCGCTGATTTATCTTGTGGCGTCGCTGTTTTTCCGGCTGATACGTACGGCCTGCCGTCAGCGTTTTGAGGGGCGGGAACCATGTCAAAGCTGATGATTGTGCTGGTCGTGTTGTTATCACTGGCGGTGGCCGGTCTGTTTCTGGCGAAGCATGAAAACGCCAGCCTGCGCACCTCGCTGGACAGGGCGAACAACGTCGCCAGCGGGCAGCAGACGACCATCACCATGCTGAAAAATCAGCTTCATGTTGCCCTCACCAGAGCAGACAAAAACGAGCTGGCGCAGGTGGCACTGCGTCAGGAACTGGAGAACGCGGCGAAGCGTGAAGCACAGCGCGAGAAAACCATCACGAGGTTACTGAATGAAAACGAAGATTTTCGCCGCTGGTACGGCGCTGGCCTGCCTGATGCTGTGCGCCGGTTGCACCAGCGCCCGGCCTGCACCGACGCCAGTGATTGTCGCCAACGCCTGCCCGAAAGTGAGCCTTTGCCCGATGCCGGGCAGTGACCCGGAGACGAACGGCGATTTAAGTGCCGATATCCGACAGCTTGAGAACGCGCTGGCACGCTGTGCCAGCCAGGTAAAAATGATTAAACACTGTCAGGACGAAAACGATGCTCAAACCCGACAGCCTGCGCAGGGCGCTGACTGATGCCGTCACGGTGCTGAAAACCAGTCCCGAGATGCTGCGGATATTCGTTGATAACGGGAGTATTGCCTCCACGCTGGCGACGTCGTTGTCATTCGAAAAGCGTTACACGCTCAATGTGATTGTGACCGACTTTACCGGTGATTTTGACCTGCTCATCGTGCCGGTGCTGGCGTGGCTGCGGGAAAATCAGCCCGACATCATGACCACCGACGCAGGCCAGAAAAAGGGCTTCACGTTTTATGCGGACATCAACAATGACAGCAGCTTTGATATCAGCATCAGCCTGATGCTGACCGAGCGCACGCTGGTCAGTGAGGTGGACGGCGCGCTGCATGTGAAGAATATCCCGGAACCCCCGCCGCCGGAGCCGGTCACCCGCCCGATGGAGCTTTATATCAATGGTGAACTGGTGAGTAAGTGGGATGAATGAGTTTAAGCGTTTTGAAGACCGGCTGACCGGACTGATTGAGTCGCTGTCACCGTCAGGGCGTCGGCGACTGAGCGCCGAACTGGCGAAACGTCTGCGTCAGAGTCAGCAGCGCCGGGTGATGGCACAGAAAGCCCCGGACGGCACACCCTACGCACCACGCCAGCAGCAGAGCGCCAGAAAAAAGACCGGTCGCGTTAAGCGAAAAATGTTTGCGAAACTTATCACCAGTCGTTTTTTGCATATCCGCGCCAGCCCGGAGCAGGCATCAATGGAGTTTTACGGCGGGAAGTCGCCGAAAATCGCCAGTGTGCATCAGTTCGGTCTGTCGGAAGAAAACCGGAAAGACGGTAAGAAAATTGATTATCCGGCGCGTCCTCTGCTCGGCTTTACCGGTGAGGATGTGCAGATGATTGAAGAGATTATCCTGGCTCACCTCGACCGTTAGTTGTGCCATTCCCGACACCTCATCGGCACATTGCCGCCGGTATGACCCGGCGGCATCCTTCCCGTTATGAACACTCTCGCAAATATTCAGGAACTCGCGCGCGCACTGCGCAACATGATCCGCACCGGCATTATCGTCGAAACCGACCTTAACGCCGGTCGCTGCCGTGTGCAGACCGGCGGCATGTGCACCGACTGGCTTCAGTGGCTGACCCATCGCGCCGGACGTTCGCGCACATGGTGGGCACCTTCCGTGGGGGAACAGGTGCTGATTCTGGCCGTGGGCGGTGAACTCGACACGGCGTTCGTTCTGCCGGGGATTTATTCCGGCGATAACCCCGCGCCGTCTACGTCGGCGGATGCCCTGCATATCCGTTTCCCTGACGGGGCGGTGATTGAGTATGAACCCGAAACCAGTGCACTCACGGTAAGCGGAATTAAAACGGCCAGCGTGACGGCTTCTGATTCTGTTACTGCCACGGTGCCGGTGGTCATGGTGAAAGCGTCAACCCGCATCACCCTGGACACCCCGGAGGTGGTCTGCACCAACAGACTGATTACCGGCACGCTGGAAGTGCAGAAGGGCGGGACGATGCGCGGCAACATTAAACATACCGGCGGTGAACTCTCATCAAACGGTAAGGTACTGCATACCCATAAACACCCCGGCGACAGCGGCGGCACAACCGGGAGTCCTCTATGACAGCGCGTTATCTTGGAATGAATCGCAGTGATGGCCTGACTGTCACTGACCTTGAGCATATCAGCCAGAGTATCGGCGATATCCTGCGCACGCCGGTCGGCTCACGGGTGATGCGTCGTGATTACGGCTCATTGCTGGCGTCAATGATTGACCAGCCGCAGACCCCGGCGCTTGAGTTGCAGATTAAGGTCGCCTGTTACATGGCGGTGCTGAAATGGGAACCCCGCGTCACCCTGTCATCCGTCACCACTGAGCGCAGTTTTGACGGGCGAATGACGGTCACGTTAACCGGCCAGCACAACGACACCGGCCAGCCACTTTCGTTAACCATCCCTGTGAGTTGAAACCATGCCGATTATCGACCTGAACCAGCTACCCGCACCGGATGTGGTCGAGGAGCTGGACTTTGAAACCATTCTTGCCGAACGCAAGGCGACACTGATTTCCCTTTACCCGGAAGACCAGCAGGAGGCGGTTGCCCGTACCCTGACGCTGGAATCCGAGCCTCTCGTCAAACTGCTAGAGGAAAATGCTTATCGTGAGCTTATCTGGCGTCAGCGTGTGAATGAGGCCGCACGGGCGGTAATGCTGGTCTGTGCCGCCGGTAATGACCTTGATGTGATTGGTGCCAATTACAACACCACGCGCCTGATTATCACCCCGGCAGATGATTCGACCATCCCGCCGACACCGGCAGTGATGGAGTCTGACACCGATTATCGTCTGCGTATTCAGCAGGCGTTTGAGGGCTTAAGCGTCGCCGGGTCGGTGGGAGCCTATCAGTATCATGGTCGCAGTGCCGACGGGCGTGTCGCGGATATTTCTGTCACCAGTCCGTCTCCGGCCTGCGTCACCATCTCTGTGCTGTCACGTGAAAATAACGGTGTGGCATCCGAAGACCTGCTGGCGGTGGTGCGCAACGCCCTTAATGGTGAGGACGTCAGACCGGTGGCCGACCGTGTGACCGTGCAGTCTGCCGTCATCGTTGAATACCAGATAAATGCCACGCTTTACCTTTATCCTGGCCCCGAAAGCGAACCCATTCGCGCTGCCGCCGTGAAAAAATTGGAAGCGTATATCACGGCACAGCACCGGCTGGGGCGCGACATCCGACTGTCTGCCATTTATGCCGCTTTGCATGTGGAAGGCGTGCAGCGTGTCGAACTGGCTGCACCGCTGGCCGACATCGTGCTCAACAATACGCAGGCGTCTTTCTGTACCGAATACAGCGTCGTGACCGGAGGCTCGGATGAGTGATTCGCGACTGCTGCCGACCGGCTCATCACCGCTTGAAGTCGCTGCCGCAAAAGCCTGTGCGGAAATTGAAAAAACGCCGGTCAGTATTCGTAAGCTGTGGAACCCGGACACCTGCCCGGCAAATCTGCTGCCGTGGCTGGCGTGGTCATTTTCGGTTGACCGCTGGGATGATAAGTGGCCGGAAGCGACAAAACGCGCTGTTATCCGCGATGCGTATTTCATTCACTGCCATAAGGGCACTATAGGCGCAATCCGGCGTGTGGTGGAGCCGCTCGGCTATCTGATTGAGGTGAGGGAGTGGTGGCAGCTCAACGAGGAGCCGGGGACGTTCCGCATCGTTGTTGGCGTGCTTGAGCAGGGTATTACCGAGGAAATGTATCAGGAGCTGGAGCGCCTCGTTACTGATGCAAAACCGGCAAGCCGCCATCTGACGGGACTGGCTATCAGTTTAAGTACAACCGGCAACATTTTTGCCGGTGCGGGATGCTATCACGGCGACGCCCTGACGGTTTATCCCTACACCCCGGAGGCCATTATTGTCGGAGGGGATTATTTCCCGGCCTCGGCCATTCATTTAATTGATAACCTGAGAGTAAACGCATGACAGTGAAATACTACGCCATTCTGACTAATCAGGGCGCGGCACGGCTGGCTAACGCGACGATGCTCGGCAGTAAGCTGAATCTGACGCAAATGGCCGTTGGTGATGCGAATGGTGTCTTGCCGACACCAGACCCGGCACAGACAAAACTGATTAATCAGAAACGCATTGCACCGCTGAATCTTCTGAGTGTTGACCCGAACAACCAGAGCCAGATTATTGCGGAGCAAATCATCCCTGAGAACGAGGGCGGATTCTGGATCCGTGAGATTGGGCTTTATGATGATGAAGGCGTACTCATTGCGGTGGCGAACTGCCCGGAAACGTACAAACCGCAGTTGCAGGAAGGCAGTGGTCGTACCCAGACTATCCGCATGATTCTGGTTGTCACGAATACCGAAGCTATTACGCTGAAAATCGACCCATCGGTGGTACTGGCGACCCGTAAATACGTGGATGATGAAGTCCTGGAATTAAGGCTGTATGTGGATGAACAGATGAGAAACCACATTGCCGCACAGGATCCTCATACCCAGTATGCACAGAAACATAATCCGACATTTACCGGAGAACCAAAAGCGCCGACGCCTGCCGCAGGAAATAACACCACGCGGATTGCGACCACTGAGTTTGTTCAGGCCGCTATTACCGCTCTGATTAACGGTGCGCCAGCCACGCTGGACACACTGAAAGAAATTGCCGCAGCCATTAACAATGACCCGAAATTCAGCACCACCATTAACAATGCGCTGGCACTGAAAGCTCCGCTGTCGAGTCCCGCACTTACCGGAACGCCAACAGCACCTACTGCGGCACAGTCGGTCAACAATACACAGATTGCCACCACGGCTTTTGTGAAATCAGCAATTGCGGCAATGGTGGGTTCTGCCCCTGCGGCACTGGATACACTGAATGAACTGGCGGCGGCGCTGGGGAATGACCCTAACTTTTCAACAACAGTGCTTAATGCACTGGCAGGCAAACAACCGCTGGACAATACGCTGACTAATTTGAGTGGAAAGGATGTTGCTGGTCTTCTCGCATACCTTGGTTTGGGAGAA